TTAACCATTGTTCGCCACCACTTTCAACCCGGCTACACGCGGCTTGCGGTAGTCGGCCGGCATGAACTTGCCGTAGGTGGTGAACACCAGTTGCACGTCCACATGGCCGAGTTGATCCGCAACGAACCACGGATTGACCCCCGCGGTGATCTGGCTGCTAGCCCAGGTGTGGCGTACCTGGTACGGATTCCTGTACCGCACCGCGGCCCGCTTGCATAGCGATACCCACAATGTTTTGCGCAGTTGGGCGTCGGTCGTCCAGGCCTTGCCGCTGGCCGGGTTGACCCAGACATGGGCGTTGGCCAGGAAGGTGATCGGTTTCTGGGCGGTGAGGGCAGCGATAGCTTCAGTGCTGAGTTCGATGTCGCGGATGCCAGCTTCCGTCTTCGGTCCCTTCACGACGCCGGCCACCTGGTTGCGGTCGATCCGCGCTTTCTTCTCCGTCCAGTCGATCTTGGGCCACTGCAGCGCCATCAGTTCGCCTGGACGTAGCCCGGTGGCGAACCAGAACCGTACCATGGGCGCTTCGTCCGGTCGGCATGCGGAGATGAGGGCCTCGCGCTCGTCCTCGGTGAACGGATCCACCTCGTAGTCGCTGGCCTTGGTGGTCTGCTTCAGCAGCTTGGTAAGGGCAATCCGGTCGAAGGGGTTGAACTCGATCAGGTCGTCGTTCAGCGCGTCCTCGAATACGCTGCGCAGCGGCGTCAGCAGGTTGCGGGCGAACTTGGCCGTGACGTCCAGGCTGGCGACCCACGTGCGCAACTCGCTGGGCGTGACGGCCGCAAGGGGCTTGTCCGTCCAGTGTGCCATGCGTTCGCTGCGGATGGCCTTCCTGTAGCCGTCGAGCGTGCTGGGCGACATGGTGCCGTTGGCCACCTGGTGCTCGTAGGCCTCCAGCTGCTTCTGCAGCCGCTTACCGACGGTGATTCGCACGCCATCGGCGCCGAAGGTCTTGGCCCGCGGACTGCTGGGGAAGTAATCGCCGTAGACGAAAGTCCCCTCCGAAATCTTGCGCAGGATCTCCGCGCGCAGCCCGTTGGCCAGGGTGACGGCCGTCTTGGTGATCGGGCCGGGCGGCAGCAGTTCACGGCATTCGACCGAGCGGAAGCTGAATGCGATCTGGATGCGCAGCTCGTGCTTGAACTCGCGGATCTTTATGCCACGCGGACATGCGATGTTTCCGGCTGGTTGCCCTCCACCCATTTGTTCCATTCCTCCGGGTTCACGTACAGGTTGCCATCCTTGCCGAGCTTGCACTGTACGCCGTCGGTCCACTGCTGCTTTCGGCGGCGGGCGTGGACGGCATCCGGCGTGTCGCCGGTCATTTCGCAATGCCGGGAGAGCTTTACCCAGCGGTATTGTTGGTCGTTGGTCATGGTGTGTGTGGGACCCGGGCGTCAACCCAGGCCCGAATGGCGGTTTCTTTCCAGGTCGTGAACCTCGTGCCCAGCTTGCCGGGTGGAGGGAACACGCCGTCCTTGAGCATCCTGTAGATGGTCGACTTCTTCAACCCGGTGATCTCCATCACCTCGGGCAGACGGATCAGCCGGTCCGGGGCTGGTGCCTCGCTGCCGGGACCTTCGCCGAGCAGCATCAGGGCTTGGCGGATCAGGGACCTGGCCTGTTCGATGTTGCTGGTCATGCTGTGCCTTCTCCATGCGCAGTCATACTGAGCGACTTAATTCTTCGGGGACTCACATGAATGCATTTACGGACATCGCCAAGAAGCGCGGCCTGAACATCGCCAAAGAGCGGACCTTGGATCAAATCGCGGCCGCCATTGAAGTTGCGGCCCTTGCCTTTCCTGGCAGCGAGTACACCCGGAACGAGATTTTGGCCATCGCGCAGATCATCGCTATCAACCACATTGCCATACCCGGAGTCGCAGAAGGAGCGCAGTAAATTCGACGACGGAATCATGCCGCCACCGCCTTTGCGCTTCGTCTCTGCACAGACTCCGGCGGGGCCTGCCAATCGAAGTCTTGATGACGTTCAGGGCCGTCCCTGAGGGCGGCGCAAGCTTGCTGGAGTTGAAAAGCCAGATCGGCGGCCAGTTCAAGGGTGCCCTTGATGAACCCCTCGTCGGCGTCCGTGTTGCCGACGACGACCAGCAGATCCGCGAGCTGGCTTGAGACCGCCGCAGCGAAACGCTCCAGCGTGGCTCGATCCTCCACGATGCGCGCGGCTTGGGAGTTGGTGCAAAGCACGAGGTAGGGCGTTTTCATTCGGCACCTGCCTTTTCGGGGGCGAACTGAATGACCCAATCGACCGGGCTGCCCACGCCATAGTGCGTCATGCCCAAGTCGTCGGCCAGGCTGCCGACCTGTTTCAACATCGACCGAACCACCGCCAGGTCCACTTCGCCCGCCTGCGCCGCTTTGTCGATGTAGCTGCAGCCCGACTCGCAGACCGTGACGATTTCCGTCAGGGCCTGTTGCACGTCATCTTCAGTGCGCCCGCTGAGGAATTCCTTTGGTTTCTCCGCCTGAGCTGGATCGCGCTCTTCGCGTGCCGGTTTCGCCAAGTAGCCCTTGGCCTCCACCGTGTCCAGTTCACCGAGCAGGATGGTCAACTGGTCGTTCGCCTTGACCAACAGTGCCTGAACTGTTGCAGCATCCGGCCCATCGGCGAGTTTGATGCCGCCGAAGAGAAGGGCGATGATTGACGCGAGGTCGCCCCGGGCCTCGGCGACGGTCGCCTCGGACGCCCGGTCTTCGGACAATGTATTGGTGGTTGCTCCGAGCCAGTCGCGAGCAATCTCCAGCGTACGACGGCAGTGCGTTTGTTCAGCGGCAGCCTTCGTGGCTCGATCGATTATTTCGTAAGCCGAGTCCATGGAGAGGCTGAAGTGGCCCCAGTACCGCTCGATTTCGTTGGCCGAGAGTGCTTCGGTGGTGCTCATGCTGGGACTCCTTCGGGGAACGGCCGGCCGAAGACGGCCTGGTGAGATTCGTCGACGGTGATGGAGTCGTCGGTCAGGTACGACATGACGATGCTGTTCAGATGCTTGATGCGCAGGGCATAGCACCGGACAAGGCCTGCCTCTACGCCGCCCAATTCGCCGGCCACGTCGAGTAATGCATCGCTGAGGGGTTCGATGTCCCACGTTGCATGCGAGACGATGCTGAGGGCGATATCGCCGCTCTGTACGAGTTCGGTGTCGCGTGTGATGGCCTGCGGCGGTTGAACGGAAGCCAGCTCTGGCGGCGCGGTCTGTACGGCTCGCTCCAGCGTCGGCACGTAGTCCTGCCCCTTGGCCCCGCTCATGTGCATGCTGGTCATCACGTTGAGGATGCTCAACGCATGCTGGACCCATGTGCGCCGACGGATGTCGAACGAGCCGTCCGGGTGGACCAACGTGGCACGCAGCAGGGCGATGCAGTTGAAAGACGCTTCGGCCACCGTGTTCTGAGGATCTTCGGCGTTCAGCATCTCGGCGGGAAGCATCTCATCGTCCACCACCGCGGCGGCCATGCCGAGCAGCCGCAAAGCGTAATTCGAATCACTGTCCTCATCAGGCAGGTCGAGGTGATAGGCCTCGTTGAGCAGGGTGCTCAGCGCGTCGCGTGCCTGTGTCGTGGGGCCGAGCCACCAGGGCAGGGCGGGCGCGGCCGGCTGTTCGACGACGGCGGGCTTGGCTTTGGCCCGGGTCGGGGTGATGGTCGCGTTCATGCTGTCACCGCCTTTCCGGCATCGCGGAACTGCGGGCCGATGGCCCATTCGGAGACCGGGCCGATCACGCTGAAGTTCGCCATCTGATCGGCCAACGCACCCACCTGCGACACCATCATGATGGCGGGGAAGGGGCTGACGGCTTCGTCCTGCTCGAGATAGTCACGGATCGTGCAGGCCATCGACGCCAGGTGTTCGAAGGCCATCTTGACCTGGGCCGGGTTGTAGCCGTTCATGGAATTGGCGGAGATCGGTTTGGCGGGCGAGGGCGTACGTGACGCGGCGAACGACACAGCGCTGCCCTTGCAGACCTCGCGAAGGGTGTCGATGCTCGCCGGCAGCTTGTCCACCGTCTCGCTTACCAGGTGCGTCCAGGCCGCTGCCTGGGCCACCAGTGCGGCATGCCTCACCAGGCCGGCCGGGTCGCATACCGTTTCATCGGCAGCGCTGTGGGCCGCCTCGAACAACACCTGCATGCCGTACGACAGCTCGTAGCTGAACTCGTAGGGCGCTCGCCATCCGTCGTCGGTGTCTTCAGCGCGTTGCAGGCGCTTGATTTCCCGTTCCGCCAGATCGACCAGCTTGGCCGCCGGCCCTTCGGCTTCTTCCGAGATGATGGTGTTGTTCAGCTCGTACAGGTTGTCGATCCACTCGCGAAGAATGGGCCGGGCGCTCTCGATCCAGACGGTTTGCGCTGGGGAAAGAGCAGATGTCGTCGGGTCTTCGACGACGGAGGGCGGAGGGGCGGTTTTTGCCCTGGTTGCACGCGTGGGCGTGCCTGCGGTAGGATTCGCCATGAAGATTCCTTCGGTTTAAGCGCTGGGGTGGTTTTCAAGAATCCGCTTCGCATTGCCGTGCTTAGCGGATTCGCCTTTTGTGGGCCTCATGCGGCCTCTTTCTGCTCGCCAAGCAGCGGCAAAACATTCGCCGCCCACTTGATCTGTTGCACGGGTACGCCGCTGCCGTGTTTCTTGCCGGTGTCGTAGATCCGCGCGAACTCGTGGCCGGCCTCGGTCACTTCCCACACGTCACCACGCTTCATCTGCAGACCGGCTTCGGCCAGCAGCAGATTCACGCCGCGGGCGCTGGTGTCGATGCGCTTGCCCAACTCGGTCGGCGTGAAGAACTGGGTGTCCTGCTTTTCCGCCACCAGGTGAATCTGGCCCAGGCCCGCCATCAGGTTCACATCGGTGAGCTTGGTCACCATCTGGTTCGCGCTGATGGCGGCGGCGTTCTTGTCGCAGCCGAGCAGGCGTGCCACGCGGAACAGCGGCGGGAAAGCCTTGGCTGCGTCATAGGCCAGACGAACCTGTGACGCGCCGGGCTTGGGCGCGGTGTAGCTGCCGGTTTTGCGGATCGTTGGCAGCACTTCCGAAGTAACCCACTTCTTGAACTTCATCGCTTCTGGCTTGCGGCTGCCGAGAATTGCAGAGTAGAGACCTGATTCGTTGATCAGGGTTACGCCTCTGGAACCGAAACCGACGATCTGTAGGTTTTGTTTTTCGTCGTCGTCGAGACGACGGGTCATCGCTTCAGCGTCTGAGTAAGCCAGGACCGCGCCGATTTCCATCGCGACGAACCAGGGTGCGCCGTCTAGGTCGATCACACGGATCGCTGCACCGTCGAAGTTGAAGGGAATGATGTTGCTCATGCACGGGCTCCTTTGAGTTGGCTAGGGTTGTGGTCGTCGAATGTCGACCGGAGGCGGTTGACGATTTCGCCGTTTAGGCTGCGATCGTTCTTGCTTGCAGACTTTTTCAAGTCGGCTTTCAAGGAGTCAGGCAGCCGAACCGGGGTTGGCGGAATTTGATGGCGGTCTTTGTTTGGCATGATGTGGATGAAATATAGATTCTTAATTTGTGGATGTCAATTAGATTCTTTGAAAAGAATCCTTTTGATGTCCACAATCCGGGTATGGCAACAGACAGACATCAAGCTCCCTCCTACCCTCTGCGAATGCCGGAGGAGCTAAAAAGCAAGGTGCAGGCCGCCGCGGAGAAAAGTGGGCGCAGCTTGCATGCGGAGTTGCTGCATCGACTTGATGCGTCCTTTTCGATCGAGCCGTCCGGCTCGGACACTGTGGTCCAGGCATTGGCTCTTGCAGTCGCAAAGGCGGAGGAAGACGCTGCGGCCATGGAGATTCAGAATGTCAGCCGTATCTTTCAAGGCGCCATCGTGGGGCAGGCTTTCATGGAGTTGTTCCCCGCACTGGATGCGTTGGGAGTAGAGTTTCCGAACAAGAAAGAACTTGATGAGGCCTACGAGGCTGCGTACCTGCTTTACCTTGATGCGGAAAGGACCCTTGAAGCTGGACGTTTTGACAAGGCCATGGAGACTGCGAAGACTGCCGAGGCCAATCTTAAAAAGGCGAAGCGCGTAGCAGCTAGGACGATTTCTTCTCGCGGTGACGCCATCCAGGAACCCCTCGACTTCTACCAATCGGTAATAAACAGAAAACCGATGCAGGTAGGACGGAAGGTCGCGAACAACGGACCATCCCCCAAGCGCAAGCCATAACCCATGGACGTATTCAATCTCGGCTCGCTGGTTGGCGCCGGGCTCCTGTTTCTGCTCCAGCAAATCGTCAGCTTCCTTCTGAAGGATTGGCTGGAGCGGCACAAGGACCAGTTGAGGCGCGCCCTGAACTTCAAGCTTTTTATGGTCGCCCTGGATTTGTTCGTGATTGGAGGGCTGATCTGGATGGCCTTCGAGCTCTTCAACAATCACCAGCCGGCCGCGCGACAGGATCTCCTGCTGGGATTGGGAATGCAGACGATGCTGATCATCGTCGCCATGAACCTGTTCGACGATCTTGGTATATGGGTGAAAGCCTCCCGTGCCAAGGCTGTAGCTGCGGCGGATGGGCCCAAACCCTAAATTCACGAAGATTTTGACGGTGCTCATGCCGCCAATGATCTTGGACTTCACCGTCAAAATCCCGGACAAACCACTCGGCTTGGTAGGTAGCGGCTGCGCTGTAGTGTTTGGTGGCATCGTTCATCCCAGTAAACCCGCCGTGGCGGTATGGGATGAACTGTCGTTGCTCAGGCTGGACCGTGGGGGCAATTGCCCAAACCAAATAGGCAATTGCCTATCAAGCCCTTATTTCATGCGGCTGCCAAGCGCTTCCCTCGCCTTTTTGAGATGGCCCTCGATGGTCGAGTCTCCGATGGAGACGCCCAGTTGGGCTGCGGCATGCTGAATCTGGGCAGCAGACTTCGATGACTTTTTGAAGTCGATCCCTGCAATCGTGCAAACGGTTCCGATGATGCAAAGCAGGGTGTCGCGCTCGCGATTCCCCAGGGGTTTTTCGATTTCGGCGTTTGGGGTTTCTTGGTCGTGCCGAGACTCGTACCTCAGCACTTCCTCCATCACGAAAGCACATTTTTCTTGCACTTCATCCATTCCGAGAGGCACGGTCAGCCAAAACCACGAACCTAGTGGCCCGTCATTTTCATCTTCCGGAACCTTAGGATCGCGAGCCGAACTGGCCAGTTCAAATCTGCAGTCCAGAGGAGCGATGACTTGGGGGCTCTGAAGGTAAAGCCAACCTCCTGGCAGTATCTCCAAATCGTATCCTTCGATGCCCGACATTTTGTCACTTGGAATGCACGCTCCGGAAAACGAATCAAATTCCCAGTCAGGAACGTTAAGCGGCTCCGTCGCCTTGAAGGAGGGCTTCATTTCGCCGTTTACAACGAGGTATCTCAGATCACTGTCTGTGCACTGCCAGCGGTCTACTAATTCCTTGAACGTGAGGTACTTCCGCGGTGGGATTTTTATCGTCATCTCGCCTTGTCCATCTGGACGGCAGAATTGCCATCACCGGATTGTGCGGCACTATCCGGGACTATGTTGGACGGAGAACGATTGTTAATGCTTAGCCCAGGCGCATCAGCCGGACTGGCAATTGCCAAGCGACGGCGGCAACTGCCAGTCCGTTGCTATCTGGCTCGGCGCTCCAGGGCGTCAGGAATCTTCTTGAGGTGCTCTTCGATCGTGCGCTTTGCGACGGGAGTGCCCATCGCAACGGTCAGCCCGGCAATCAACTCCGCGGACTTGCTGGGGGTCAAGATTTGGATCTTTGCTTCTTCGGCAATGGCCGCGATGATGGTCAAGAGCGTCGTGCGCTCCTTTGTCGATAGCGTCTCTGCGCGCAAGGCCTCGAGGCTTTGGGGCGAGGGCTGAAACGTTTCCGCAATCGTAGAAGCGACCGCACCTGGGTCCTGGCCTGGGTTGAGCAGGGCGGCCACCCTTGCGGCGGGAAACTTTACGCCAGTGCCAGCAAAGAAATCTTCAAGCGCGGGCGAGAGCCAACCGCCGATATAGCCATCTTGGTCTTCGTCCCAGTCGACTTCATCTGGTCTCTGGTCCGCCACAGCGTGGAAAACGTCGGACGACCAAGGGGGCGAAATGATGCGGAAATCCCTCAGGAGACGATTGAACGCAAACATCGGAAGCTCGTCCAGCGCGGTGAGGTGTCGCACAAACCAACTTGCTGCTTGATAGGCATGGACTTGTTCTTGCTCGGCAACCGCGGTTAGCAGCACATCACCAGGGACAAATTCGGCTTCCATCAATGCAATTTCTTCAGCAATCCTCATCGCGCCCTTTCGCTCGGTAGGCACGGATGAATGCGTGCCGCTTGCGCCATTGTGCGACACGAAGCGGGACGACCGTGGACGAGAAGAGGCCCGTCAATAGCGCCACGTCATCGATGTGCAGGGAACCTGTACCCCGGATGCATGGTGACCCACGGCACCATAACGAACGATTGATGCAGGCCATGCGGAACTAGTGGGGCCTGGATCTGTCACATCAACGCCACCAGGGAAGGCGAAGGCAGTCCTTGAGAGCATCTCGTGAACCAAGATCAAAGCGCAAGCAATGTGGAGAGGCCGACACACGGGGAACCTCAAGGTAGGCCCTGCAACAACTGGTTAAAACGACAGGTTAACGCTGCTGAGCCATGGGTAAACCCGTAGCGTGATGTGGGGCAAAGTGCGAAAACGTGCGGAAAAGTGTGGATAAGTCCACGACGTTACTAACAGTCTCGCTAATAACGCCCATAATTGGGAGTCTTGACCAGATGGTCAAGTTTTCGCTTCGGCGAACACAAGAGAAGAACCACCGCACCATCAACCAGGGAGGGAAGAGAGATGAGATCAGCAATGGCCATAGATTCGACCTTCTTCGATCTGGCGACGGAACGCATGGGACGTATCGAGAGCGAGCTTCACAACTCCTCGCTGATTGGGCCTTTCGTTCGACGCCTTTCTTTCGCCTGGTTTGACCACTTCAACGCAAGAGTGGTGGACAAGATGACTAAGTCCATGAGAGACGACACCATCTGGTTCCGCGGAGCTGCTGACGAGTTGAGGAACAGTTCCAACGATGCCGCTGGCATCGAATCCTACCCTTCGCTCGACGACATGTTCAAACACATTGAGGGCATGAAACACGGCATGCTCCGCAGGCATGGCGATTTTCTCAACCTTGCAGCCATCGCTAAAAGGCACGGCAAGATCAGCGCTGCTGCGACGAACGCAGCCGCCGCGGCCTGCGATCTTTTCGACGCCATGGAATCATTCCGCTGGGCATTGATGGACATTGAAGCCAATCACGCTCACATCAGCGAAGGCTACTCCGCTACTAACGCGGCTGAACTGGAAGCTGTCTTCGATCGCATCGCCTCGGAAGGATGAACGCCCCGATCGAGGGGCGTACCATCCGAGGAATCGACCTGAACAACGACGCGTACCGAGCCAGATGGAAAGATCTGCCGGGTAACGTTCAGGCAGAGGGAAAAAAAGCAATTCAGTCCATGCTTTTCATGGAATTGGATGCGCCGCCTGCAAAGTTGCACCTTCACACTCTGAAGAACCGCGAAGTGCAAAGCCGCTTGGACCCAACCAAAAAGGTCGCGGTTTGGACAATCCATCTCACAGCAGATGACAACTACAAAGCCAGTTTCACGCTCGAGCATGGCACCGCATACTTTCGCACATGCGGCAAGCACGATGCCGTCGACAAGAAGCCTTGAAAGCATGGCGAACTTCTTGCCCCATTGAGGTGGTGCTCGGTCGCGGGGATGCAAGGAGTTTCACGATTCAGCGAGGCAAACTGGCTATCTATTAGCCCTTTGCGGTTGAGCCATGGAGGTAGATCGTCCAGGCGTAAAAAAGCCCACCGGGGTAGGGTGGGCTGATGTAGAGAGCCAGGCTACTTGGTTTTTTTGGCCGGGGGCTTTTTCGCAGGGATCTTGATGGTCTCGACTACCGATCCCTTTTTGTCTTTTTCAGCCTCCTTCACCGGCTTGAACAGCCCGGTCTCCGCGTCCCTCCCAATTTTCCTTGTTGCCATGGTGTGTCCCGAAGCTCCCACGGTCCGCGTGGGCGCGGTGACGGATTGACCCATAGGTCCAGCGAATTTGCATCATCAATACGGTGGGCGAAGCGGGATGACTGTGGACAAACAAAGGGCCGAGCAGGGCGCCCCTGAGCCGTGTTGGATCCGCGAAAGTTGCAGGTTAAAGTTGACAGGCCTCGCTCACCCTACAACGGAGACCCGCTTGAACAAACGCCGCACCAACGTCCAGAACAATCCCCTGCCTAAAGACCACCGGGACGCTGTGGCCGAGGCGCGCACCCGCCGTGACCGCATTGGGGAATTGATCCGCATCAACAGGGATAGCTCAGATCGCTCTGTCGAAAGCAAAGAGGCCCGTGAGGCGCAACTACTTGCAGAGTTGGAAGAGGCTGACGCGATAGTGGCCACCGCACAGCACGACTCGTACAACGAGCAAAACCCGGTGAAGGATCGGCCTGAGCCAAAGCCAAACGTGCCTGATTACGTGGGATTGACGGCGAGCGGCAAGGTTAAAGCCTGAAGCTCGACTGGGCCACGAGCGGAGCCTGTAAAGAGGCAGCACGCATCAGGGCCTAACGGGATATCGAGCGGGCGTTAAAAAGCCCGCTCGGGGCGGGCTGCTTGGATGGTCAGCGGCCAGTTCAATGAAACGTCGCCATCAGATGGCTCGCCGGCATCGCACGAGTCATCGAGCCGAGAATGCTTATTTCGTTCGTCGCCTTCTCGCTGTTCACCAAGTCGTAGACGATGATCAACGGCGACAGGTGCTCAGCAAACGGGCCGTTTTGGATGTCCCCCGCCTTGCGCATCGCTGCACCGGTGGATCGTGGATCTGCGGGGATTACGTCAATGAGATCTCTCCCGTGCTGCAAATCGAACGTGTAATCCGTGCTGGATGCGCCTCGGGCATGTGGTCTACGTTTAAGCACTGCGTTCGGATCGCGTGCGATGATGTACGGCTCCATCTGAGCGACGATGTCAATTTCTGGCGCGTCTATCTCCATATGGTTGGCAGCCCAGCCGGACAGCGCGAGCAGCCCAGTTATGGCCAACGCAAATCCGCTTGCGGCATGGGAATGCTTGGCTAACAGGAACACCTCGCCTCGCTCACCAACTGCCATTTTGTGGCGCTTCATCAAGTCGCGCACAGCGTTCAGGCGTGCCGCTTGCCAGACATCCAGGCCCATGCCTCCCAACTGAAAAAGCGTATCAGCGTTGTCGCTGATCTTCAGCATCTCCTGACCAACCTGGTGGATGTATAGGTTGATGGCGCTGCCATCGGGCAGGCTGAACGGCGTACCGATTTCTAGGCAGGGGCTACCGTCCAGCGCCCGGATGGTCTGGCAGTCAAAACGTGTCAGGGCTGACGCCCAGCTGCAGTTCAACATGGCTCGGTAGGGTCTTCGATTGGGAAAGCTTGGACGTTGACTCGCAGGAAAAACCACGCGAGAGACGATTTCCAATTGTTGCAGGTTACCGCACTGCTTGTGACCGGTGTGGGTTCTTCTTCGCGACCAACGTGCTCGTGTGGTCCGTAGATGGGCGAATGACCATTGTGAGTTCGTTTTTCCGCTGGCGCCACTTCCAATTGATAGACGACGCCACGTTGCCCTTTTACCTGCTGCATAAGACTGAAAAGGTATAAGCAGCGCGAGGCGTCCACCGGGGCCTTTATTTCAATCTGGACGGTCACGCCTGGGATGGTGATTCCATGCCCGTCAGCGACTTCCGCCACGCCAATGAGATGACCCGCATGGTTTGATCGTGCCTTGAAGCCTGACCACCGAATACTTCTTTTCTGCATCGAGATTAACTCATGCAGTGACAGATGGGCCAAGTAGTCTTCCTATGTGAATAAAACGCGACGGGGACATCTATTGTGCAAGATGAAACAGGATGCTTCCCGTAAAAATTACCCGATGGTGCAGGGGTTTGCACTCACTTCGGGCAAGCGAGCGAGTCTGTCAGCAATCTCGGGGGACCGCCCAGGCGGCTGCACACCGAGGAAAACGCTCGAAAGTCGACCGAATCAGTGCCAGAATTAGTTCGCCATGCGAACGGATCTGAAGCCTCCTTCACGCCCTGAACCGCCACCACCGCGGCCGACGCCAAGCAAGGAGCGCTTGCCCGACGGCCGCTGGAAGACCCGGGCCGAGTCGTAGGGCAGGCCGACCAACGCAAGGTTGAGCGATTCGCCGAGAGACTGTTCAGTTCACAAGTAGCGCTCCGAGGCTGGCATGCAGCGCAGCCACCTCTCCGCGCGTGATCCCGGTGCCGAACGTCAGCCCGTTCTCGAGTTGGTATTGCAGGTAGGGCCTGCCGTCCGGCGTTTGCCCGGCATCGATCTTGCGGATGGCGAAGATCTGCAGCAGCTGCATTGCCTCGGGGGTTTGTCGTTCCATCAGGCGCGCCGTCAAACTGGTGATCAGCGCAGCCGCCTCGGCGTTGTCCAGGACGACGGTCTGGCAGGTTTCTCCGGTCTCAACCGTCATGGCGACTTCGTTGTCGCCAGGCAGGTTGAACACCTCGATATCGGTGATCCGTGTCGCGCGCGCTGTGCTCATGGCAATCCCTCCGTTCAGGATGCCAGTATCTTTTTCGTTCTGAAGAGCGCATGTCGGCGAACGCCGCATTCAGCTAAGGTCGCCGAAGCCGCTTTCCCGGATCTTCTCTCGGTAGTAAATCGCCAGCGCCCGGTGCCCTTCAGGCTTGATGCGCATCACCTTGGCCGGCCCGGCGTCCTTGGACGGCGGCGGGACGTAGGCATCGACATAACCCGCTGCCTGGCAGAGCAAGACCCGGTCTATGTCTTCCTGCTCCAGAAAAAAGCGCGGCAACGGCTGCTCGGCCAGCTTTGCCAGCATCTCGATCGACATTGCTTGTCTCCTGCGGTCGTGGAGTCCATCCACAAATTTGAGGAAATCATAGGCACGCGCCAACGTCAATTCAATCCATTTTTTGCGACCCTACTGCTGACGGGGTAGCGTTACGATCTTGTCATGTGCAACCGGTACACCAGCCCGCAGGAAACGGATGTGGAGCGCTTCTGGGACCTTCCCAGGGGCAAGACACTGCCTCTATGGCCTCCGACGCAATTTCCGCGCAGCCCTGGCCCGTTCATCCGGCGGGCGCGCGAAGATGCCGGCTACTCGCGCGAGCTGGTGGTCGGTCAATGGGCGCTGATTCCGTGGTTTGCCAAAGCCGCGAAGCTGCCGTACAGCACGAACAACGCGCGCAGTGAGGACTTGGAAAAGACGGCCAGTTACAAGCAGCCATGGGCCCGCGGCCAGCGCTGCATCATCCCGGCGCTCGACTTCGACGAACCGAACTGGGAAAGCGGGAAGAACGAATGGTGGCGCTTCCGCCGCGCCGACGGTGAACCCTGGAGCCTGGCCGGCCTGTGGAACACATGGACCGACAAGGCCACAGGCGAGATCCACGAGAGCTACACCATGCTCACGCTCAACGCGGACCACCATCCGCTGATGCGCCGCATGCACAAGCCAGACCCGAAGCTCGGGCCCGATCAGCAGGACAAGCGCAGCGTGATACCGATTGAGGCGGGCGATATCGACACTTGGCTGGCCGGCACCGTTGACGAGGCAAGGACGCTTCTCAGGCTCACGCCTGTGGAGGTGTTTCAAGCGGGGCCGGTGGCGTAGTTGCCCCTTGTGGCAGGACGCACCACCAGCTTTGCCGGTATTCGTTGTTCTGGTGCTTTCGAACGCCGTTCGAGACGAATTCGCGGCCGGCGATCAGCATCCCCTGGCTATCGACCTTCAGGATGACTGCCTCGTCGAGCAGCGGAATCACATGGAAGTTTTTCATGTCACCAGGGCGCACCAGCAAGGCTTTGAACGTGCGGCCGCGCATGTTGTTCCGCTCGTACATGAATTCGCCAACTTCCGGGCCGCGCCGCTCGACCTCACCTCCCGGCAGGCGCCGGCCCTTCTCCCGCAGTCGGTAAACCTGCAGCTTCACGGTGCATCGGGGTGCGGAAAGAAGACCGCGCGGATGTGGTCGCCCGGGTTGCGCTCCGGGTCGCCGTACCTGTCACCGATGCGCGCGCACGCCGCAATGATGTCGTAGCCGTAGGCGAGCAGGGCGCCGGAAGGTTCCTGATCTGGTTCCAGCAGCCCGGCTTGAATGGCGATTTCCTTCAGGTCTTGGTCAACGCTGACCAGTGGCGAGTGGCTCATAGCGATAACTCCTTTCTGCCAAATACTGTATTTTCATACAGTTAGTTTAGCGCGATGGGCGTTCCGCTTCAACCATTGTTCTGGTCGGTGGTGGTTTGGTCGCGTGTTGCACCAAGCGGCACAGCCGCGTTATATGCGGTCTGATTTCAGCTCTTCGATCCGATTACGGATCGTCTTCTCCAGGCGGGTGAGTTCGGACTCGCCCAGTCCTTCGAAGTCGGCCGGCTGTAGGGTCGGGAATGGCCAGACCGTGCCGAGGGTTGCTTGAAGCGACGGGATCGCTTCCGCTGCCTCACGCTGGGCCTCGCTCGCCCACTTGTTGCCCTCGCCAGTCGCAAGCCATCTCGGCGCCAGTCCGAACAGTGTGGCGGCCTTGAAGTTGTTCGCGGAGCCGAATGCGCCCCCGTTTCGCACCTTCGCAACAGCCTGAAAAGTCACGTTGATGGCTCGTGCCAAATCCGCGACCTCCATATTCCGCGCGTCCATTTCCGGCTTTAAGCGTTCCCAGTATGTAACCATGGTTCATAGCATAACAAATATTTTTGTACCCGTGTTGTTAAATCGTTAAACATCGGTTCAAATAACGGTATGAAAAAGCAAAAAGCGATTGAACTTCTGGGCGGAGTACACGCAACCGCCAAGGCCGTTGGCGTGACTTACCAGGCGGTGAAGAAGTGGCCGGAAGAGTTGACCGACCGGATAGAGGACCGAATCTGGGCTGTGATGGCACGCAAGCACCTCCCGAGGAAGCTGCGGCTCGAACTGACCGCAGACGCTCGGCAGGAGGCATAGTGCCCCGCGACGCTCACATCCGCCTCGGCCGGCACGGCGCGTCGCCTAGCCTCGTCTGGCCGACCATGCGCGCCTCGATGAAGCGCACCTGCAGCACGCCGTCCACCCAGTGCATTTCGAGCTTAGAGGTCCGTACGGATTGCGTGCTCTCGCCGGTGGTGCGGGTGTTGACCGAGACAGCGCTGTGCGACGAGCGGTGGACGAGGGCAGGGTGGGCGAGTTGTGCCGGTGTTCGGGGTATGTGGTGTGTCATGGGAGGCAAGTCTCGGCCGGCCTGCCTGGAAGCACCAGCAAGACGCACTGCAACGAATTTCACCGCCATGCAGCAGCCGCACGGCGCCGCATCCTCATGCAATGCCATGAAAGTGGGCCGTGATGGATCTTGAACCGCCAGACGTCCGCGCCCGCAAGATCACCGCATCGGTGTTGCAGGCCACCCAGCGCGACGCCACGCAGGCCGCCATTGCCGCGGCCATGGGTGTCAGCGAATCCACCGTTTCCCGGCTGCTCAGCGACCACCTCGACAAGTTGGCGCTGGTACTGGCCTATGCCGGGCTTAAGGTCTCGCCGGCCACCTCACGGTGTTTCCCGCCCGACTACGTGGACGCCTTGCTGCTGATGGCCAAGGAGCACCTGAACGCCGTGCAGTCCGTCCGAAACCTGGAGTGGGATTGATCTTGAGCTACGCAGTTATGGAATGTTGCTGGCCGCTGCGCATGCCGCCGACCGCGAAGGCCGTGCTGATCTCAATGGCCGACCAAGCCAATGATGCAGGCCTGTGCTGGCCGTCGATCGACACGATTTCCGAGCGCACCTGCGTATCCCGGCGGGCGGTCATCGACGCCCTGAAATGGCTGGAATCGAGCCATGCCCTATCGGCCGACCGATCGAACGGCCGGCACACCAAATATATGCTGACCCCTGATCTCTTCAGCCCATCCAGCGAGAAATCGCCACGCACCATGAAGCGCTTGACCAGTGCAGATGCCGCACTCCCACCCGTGCAAATGCCGCACCGGTCAAACACCGAAACCAGTGCAGATGCCGCACAGGTAGGGGTGCAGATGCCGCACGGGTTGAACGAGGGGACCAGTGCAGATGCCGCACTGACCGGTGCAGATGCCGCACCACCACCCGTGCAGATGCCGCACAAACCAGTGCGGCAGCCGCACACTAACCATCAAGAACCATCAGTTGAACCATCAAGAACCACCAACGCGCGAGCATCGGATTCTGAAATCGATGCAGGTGCATTCGTGTTGGCCGGGTTCCTCGAATTTTGGAAGGCCTACCCCCGCAAGGTTTCGAGACCGGCAGCGCACAAGGCCTGGTTCAAGGTCTGGAAAACGCGCGAACCCGACCGGGCCGTCATCGACCTGATGCTAGACGCCATCGCGTGGCAGCGTAAGACCGAGGATTGGCGGAAGGAGGGCGGCCGTTTCATTCCCCACCCTGCGACCTGGCTCAACAACGAACGCTGGAACGACGAGCCGCCGGCGACGGCGAAAAAGCCCGCCGAGGGTCCGAGCTGGTTCGAGCTCGCCGGCTTCACGCACATCGCCGAAGCCCAAAACGCGCACTGCCACGTCCTGAACTTTCATCAGTTCCGAGACGGCAAGCGACTGCCTGCGGAGGTGAGCGCATGAACGCCGCCGAGATCAGCAGGGCGCTCGCCGCTCGGGCCGTGGACGTGGTGGAGCTCCTGCTCCCCGAGGGCAAACGCAAAGGCCAGGAGGTCAAGGTCGGCAACACCAGCGGCGAGCCGGGGGAGAGCCTGTCGGTGCGCGTCAGCGGTGCAAAAGCAGGGGTCTGGAAGGATTTCAGCTCGGGGGAAAGCGGCGACCTGATCGACCTGTGGATGGCGTGCCGGGGCCAGTCGATGCCCGAAGCGATGAAATCGATCAAGGCCTTCCTCGGCATCCGCGACGATGCGCCGCGGCCTCCGGAGAGGGTCTATCGCCGGCCGGCCAAGCCCAGCGTTCGAACGCCCAAGGCCCGTGTCGCCGAGTGGCTCACCAGCCGAGGTCTGACCGAGGAAACGATCAAGGCGTTCAAGGTCGGCGAGATGCAGCAATCGGGGAAGGTGTACGCCGTGTTCCCGTTCATCGACGATACCGGCGAGCTGATCAACGTCAAGTACCGCAACCCCGACGACAAAAAGGACATGCGCCAGGAAAAGGACGCTGCACCGTGTCTGTTCGGCTGGCACCTCATCGAGCCGAAGGCCCGGACCGTGGCGATCACGGAGGGTGAGATCGACGCGATGACCTTGCACCAGATGGGCGTTCCCGCCTTGTCGGTCAACCAGGGTGCGGGCAACCATCAATGGATCGAGATCGACTGGGATCGGCTCGAGCGGTTCAGCGACATCCTCGTCTGCTTCGACAACGATCCGCCCGGCGACAAAGGCGCTGCCGAGGTCATCAGCCGGCTCGGTATCGAACGCTGCCGTCGGGTTCGACTGGGGGCCAAGGATGCCAACCAGTGGCTGCAGGATGGCGCGGAGCCGTACGACTTCAAGATGGCCATGGACGATGCGCGCCCGTTGGACCCTGACGAACTGCACAGCGCCGACGACTACACCCCACAGGTGGAGGCCCTGTTCTACCCGCCCCCTGGCGCACCCGCCGAGCCCGCACTGAGGCTCGACAAGGAAGTCGACTGGTTCTACTTCCGCCGCGGCGAATACACCTGCTGGACCGGCATCAACGGCCACGGCAAAAGCCTGATGCTCGATCAGATCCTGCTGGGCCTGATGAAGCAGGGTGAGCGCGTGGTGATCTTCTCTGGAGAAATGCCGCCGGCCAAGCACCTGAAGCGGATCCACAAGCAAGCCACCGGCGTTGACCGCCCGACCCGGCAGTACATCCACGCCGTTGGGGCATGGCTGCGTGACAAATGCTGGCTGTTCGACCTGGTGGGCACGGCGAAGCTCGATCGCCTGCTGGAGGTCTTCGCCTATGCCGCCCGCCGCTATGGGGTGCGCCACTTCGTGATCGACAGCCTGATGATGATCGACGTGCCGCAGGACGGCCCGGGCGCGATCAGCAGGCAGAACGAAGCCGTGCAGAAGATCGTGGTCTTCAAGAAGACCTACGACGCCCATGTGCACCTCGTCGCTCACCCGCGCAAGGGGCGGGACGAAACGGAGGCGCCCGGAAAGATGGATGTCGCTGGTGCTGGTGGCATCGTCAACGGAGCCGACAACGTTTTCTCCATCTGGAAAGCGCCCAAGGACGAGGCACCACCCAACACGACCGACGAGGAGGCCATCGCGGAATGGCAGAAGCAGCAGGAAGACATCGACGCGAAGCTGATCCTGAAAAAGTCACGGTACGGCGAACACCAGGACTACACCTGGCGCCTCTGGTTCGACAAAGCCTCCATGCAATACCGATCGCAGCCGCGCCGCCTTCCTTTCCATTACGTCGATTTTTCAACCCAGGAGCCGAGCAATGAACATGAGCACCTTTAATCTCACGCCCACGCCGGCCCCGACCGCCAACACAGGTGGTCCATGGGTCCTCCTGTGGAGCCACAGCCAGAACGCTTTTCACATCGAATCGTTCGCCGAGATGCTTTCGAGCAACCGCCGCGCTTATTCCGACGACCGTGCTATGGACTACGTGCCGCTCTACGCCGGCAGGAAAGACGAGTGCCACAAGATTTCCAGTGCGGTGCGCAGCACCATGATCAAGCGTGCGGAAGAGCGTGTAGCCGGAGGGAGGCTCACCCGATGAACCCACGCAATCAAAAGCAGCGCCCCTGGTTCTTCATCCTCCGGGATCTGATGAAGGCAGGCGTCTCCATGACCAAGGTCGCCAAGGCTTGCGGCCGGACGGTGAAGTCCGTGTCCCACTGGTGCGAAGGAGGCGACCCGAAGGACCTGGATGCGCGCATTGTCCTGGCGCTCTACCGCCGTTACTGCCCCGAGCAGTACGTCGCCCACATGCGGGAGTTCGAGCCCGATGTCCTGGAAATCCGCCCGGTGGTGATGGTGGATGCCGATCGCTCTATCCGGGGTCGCCCACGCCCGCGCAAGGTTGCGGTCACACAGACGGTTGAAGACCATCAGCGCCTGTTGTTCGTGGAGGTGGCATGAAGAAGGAGAAGGGCAAGGCAGGTCGGCCGAGCAAGTACACGCCGGAACTGGTTGCGGAGATTTGCACGCGCCTCAGCACCGGGGAGCCATTGGCACAGATTTGCCGGGATGCGCACATGCCGAGCGACCATACTGTGCGGATTTGGGCAGATGGCGACGAGGCGATTTCGTCCGCCATCGCGCGTGCGCGAGAGGCCGGCTTCGACGCCATCGCCAATGCATGCCTGGAGATCGCAGACGACGCGCGAAACGACTTCATCGAGAAGCTGGCCGGCGAGGGCGACGAGGGGGCGGTCAAAGCCATGGCGTTCAACGCCGAGCACGTCCAGCGCTCCAAGCTGCGCGTCGAGACCCGCCTGAAGCTGCTCGCCAAGTGGGACCCGAAACGCTACGGCGACAAGATGGCCGTGACCGATGGTGATGGCAAGCCACTTAATGCGATACCGCCGGTGTTCAACATCACCCTCTCATGACGACGAACCCCCCGCAGTTCAACATCAAGTTCACGCCGAAGCAGACCCGCGCGCTGAAGTCCGAAGCCACGGAAATCCTCTACGGTGGCGCGGCCGGTGGCGGCAAGAGCTACTTCATGCGCGCGCTGGCCATCATCCTGTGCGGACTGATCCCCGGCCTGAACGTGTACCTGTTCCGCCGCATCTACGAGGACTTGATCAAGAACCACATGGAAGGCACGGGCGGCTTTCCGGTGATGCTGGCGCCGCTGGTGCAGTCGGGCCACGTCAAGATCGTGGACGACGAAATCAGGTTCTGGAACGGCTCGCGCATCTTCCTGTGCCATTGCCAGCTCGAGAAGCACCGGTTCAAGTACCAGGGCGCGGAAATCCATGTGCTGCTGATCGACGAGCTCACCATGTTCACCTCGACGATCTATCGCTTCCTGCGCGGCCGGATGCGCGCGCCGGGCCTGGACATCCCGCAATGGGCCATCGATTTCTTCCGCGAAAAGTTCGGCGTGAACCTGTCGGCCAAGATCCCACTGGCACTCAGCGGGTCGAATCCGGGCAACCTGGGACACGGCTGGGTGAAGGCGGCTTTCATCGATGGCGTGGCCGAGTTCGCCATCCGCCGGATGTCGCCGTCCGAGGGCGGCATGCTGCGTCAGTACATCCCGGCCAGGCTGGAAGACAACCCGCACATCGACGCGGCCGAGTACGAGGGCAAGCTGGCCGGCCTGGGCACGAAGGAATTGGTGCGCGCCATGCGCGACGGTGATTGGTCGATCGTGGCCGGCGCGTTCTTCGACAACATCCGCGAGGACAAACACAAGCTGCCGAGCTTCACCCCGCCTGCACATTGGACGCGCTTCCGGTCGTTCGACTGGGGCAGCGCGAAACCGTTCAGCGTCGGCTGGTGGGTGGTGGCCGAGGCCGAGTGGGTCAAGACCTTCAAGGACGGTAAGGAGCGCATGCTGCCCCAGGGCGCGCTGGTGCGCTACCGGGAGTGGTATGGCGTCAAGCGGGACGAGGACGGCCAGATCAAGGCCAACGAGGGGCTACGCCTGTCGGCCGAGGCGGTGGGCCGCGGCATCATGGAGCGCGAACGCGGCGAGAAGATCGATGAGGCCATGAGCCGGGCCGATCCCTCGATGTGGAAGGAGGACGGCGGCGCGTCCAACGCCGAGAAGATGCTGAAATGCGACGCACGCGATCCGAACAAGATCTGCGGCCCGCGCTTCGCCCCTGCCGACAACACGCGCGCCCTCGGCTGGCAGGAGATGTATTCCCGCCTGGCCTGGGAGGATGTCGACGACGGCGAGCCCATGCTGTTCGTCACCGAGGACTGCTACGACTGGTGGCGCACGGTGCCGCCGCTGCAGCACGACGAGAACAAGCCCGAGGACATCAACTCCGACATGGAAGACCACGCCGGCGACGACACGCGCTATGCGTGCATGGGTCGGCCGGTGAGCCGTGTGCAGAAGCCGCGCACCCCGACCGGCCCGGCGCCATGGACGATGGACTGGATCACTTCGCAGGGCAGCCGCGGCTGAAACGTGGAAAAAACGTAACGCTTGCCGCCGTGAAATAGCGGCATGAGCATTTCCGCCGCCAACGTCGCGCCACACTTCGCCACCCGTCGCAGCATCACCGCTGCGCAGCTTGCCAAGTTGCAAGAGCCGGCCGTGATCTTCGAAGGCACACGCCGGGATGACGACGGCGAGGTGATGTTCCTCTATACCGTGGCCGGCTGGCTCGACGGACAGAACATCTTCACCATGCAGGGCGGCGCCACGGTCGGCGGTGACGTGATCGTCATCCATGCGCCAGACCGCGAATCTGCCGATCTGATGGCCGGCATGGGTCTGCAGGACACCATCAACGCGCTGAACAGCGAGGACGACCAGATCGTCGATGCCATGGCCGCCCAGGCGCGCATCGCCGCGCTGCTCCCGATCGAGCGCCTGAACCTCGCCGCCAAGCCTGACGCCGAGAAGAACCCCGAATTCGAAGCCGATGCCGCGAAGCTGCGCATTCTGGCCGGTGACGACATTGTGATGGCCGCTGGCCGTGTAGCCCACTGATTCTCTCGGGCGGCACGGCCCTTTGCTTCGTGTCCGGCTGGCAGGTCCGTAGTCTGCCGAAGAAGGAAACATCATGTCCAACAAAGTTCTCTCCCTTGGCTCCGCAACGGCTGCCGCCGCGCTTCTCACCGTGTCAGGCGCCACCAACGCGACGCCGATCGTGATCACGTTGGGCGCTGGCCATGGCCTGAAGAACGACGACCGCATCGCGATCGCCGGCATCACAGGCAACACCAACGCGAACGGCACCTGGAGCTTGGCGAACGTGACGGCCACCACCGCGGTGCTGCTCGGCTCGTCCGGCAATGGCGCCTATGGCGGCACGCCGCGCGTCGGCGTGGTGTTCAGCCACACCCCGCACATGAAGCAGCACAGCATGAATTGCGCCGCCTGGGGTAACGGCGTGGCCACCCTCGACATCGAGTCCTATGCCAGCTTGGCCGATTTCGCCGCCGGTTCGAACAACGACGGGGCCAGCGCTCCGGTCATGGCGCCTTCGATCGGTGTCGCATCGGCGGGCTCGAACTCCACGCCCGCCAAGAGCACCGTGACCCTCACCGCGGCGACATCCGGCGTCGAGTTCGAGATCAAGCCGAACATCATCATGCGCGCTGTGCTGACCGCGTACACGTCGGGCACCGTCGGCGTTTCGATCACCAGCTGATGTTCGAACAACCCGCCCCCGCCGCCCCCGAGGCTGCCGACCAGTCGCCGGCGGAGCGGGTTGTCTCCGAAGAGGACAAGAAACTCGCGGCCGACTGGCTGAAGAAGATCGCCGCGGCCGAAAAGCGCGTTGAGAAGACTTTCAAGCAGTTCGACACCAACCGCAAGCTGCTGGCCGGCAAGAAGCCGAACACCGAGGGCAAGGAAACGGTCCGCGCGAACCTGCACTACGCCAACATGGCCGCGATGCTGCCGCAGATCTACGCCAAGGATCCGGAGTTCTCGGCGCAACCCGGCCCAGGTGTCAACCCGCAGCAGATCGATGCGACGAAGAAATTCGCCTCGACCTGCGAGTTCATGCTGAAGAAGTTCGTCGTCAAGGATGCGAACCTGAAGAAACAAGCCAAGAAGACCATCCGCTCGGGCTTCGCCACGTCGGTGGGCTGGCTCAAGGCCTCTTGGCAGGAGAAGCGCGGCCAGGACCCGCTGATCCTGAACCAGATCAAGGACACCCAGGACAACATCGACCGCATCCAGATGCTGCTCGACCAGGCCAACGATCCCCAGGCCGGCAGCGACGAGGTGCTGAAGCTGGCCGAGCTCAAGCAGACCATGGAGGGGCTGCAGTCGCAGACTGAGATCGCCATTGCCAAGGGCATCGCGCTCGATTTCGTGATGAGCGAGGACATCCTGGTGGTGGATCCGTCCGTGCGCGCCGTGGCCGATTACCCACGGGCTGCCGCCATGGCGCACCGGGTGTGGATGACGCCCGACCAGTATCAGACCACCTTCGGTTACGCCTGCAAGAAGGGCAAGAGCTATTCCGAGCAGGAGGACGGCGGCGCCATGAAGGCCGGCAACGGTGGCGTGGACAATTCGGCCACGCTGCTGTGCGTGTGGGAAATCTGGTGTCAGGACGACAACCGCCTGTATTACGTCTGCGATGGCGAGGAGGGCTTCTGCAAGCCGCCGTCGTCGGTTGACTGGACCGGCAAGCGCTGGTATCCGTTCTTCCTGCTGACGTTCAACGAGATAGACGGCAGTTTCTACCCGCTGTCGGATATCGAACTGACCGACAAGCTGGTGTCCGAGCACAACCAGAGCCGCGACGACTTCGTGCGCGACCGCCGCGAAGCACTGCCGGTCCTGATCGTGCGCAAGGGCGGATCACTCACGCCGGCTGACGTCGAGAACATCAAGAACCGCAAGGGTGGCGACACCATCATGGTGGAAGGTGTTGGTGGTCAGCCCATCACGAACGACGTCTGGATGGGGCAGATGGCCCAGCTGAAAGGCGAGAACTACGACACCAGCGGCGCGCGCGGCGACATGGAGAAGATCCTGGGCGGCGGCGACACCTCCACCGGCTCGATCACCAAGGCCAAGACCGCCACGGAGGCGGAGATTCTCAGCCAGGGCCTGCGCAGCCGGGCCGGTGAGCGCCAGGACATCCTCGAGGACCTGCTGAACGAGCTCGGGCCGTACTGCCTGGAGATCATGCTGCGCAAGTTCAACGAGGCCGAGGTGAGGGCGCTGGCCGGTGAGGACGCGGTGTGGCCGCAAATGGGCATCGACCAGATCTTCAACCTGATCAGCGTGGAAGTGCGCGGTGGCTCGACCGGCAAGCCTGATCGCTTGCAGGAGCAGGACCGCTGGACCAAGCTGCTGCCCATCATCAACGAGGCCGTCAGCAAGGTGGCCGAGCTGCGCGAGAAGGGCCAGGACAACCTCGCCCAGGCCGTGATCGAGCTCACCCGGGAAACCATGCGCCGCTTCGACGAGCGCATCGACATCGAGCAGTTCTTGCCGAAGCAGGCCGAGGGCCAGGACGACCCGGCCGCCATGAAGCAGCAGCTGATCATGGGCAAGCAGCAACTCGATGCGCTTGAGGCCGAGTTGAAGGACGCCAACGAGAAGCTCGAAAAGGGCTTGGTCTCCGCCGGTGCTTCGATCGCCACGTCGGCCGACCCGATCCGCGGCGCGATCGCTTTCCAGGCCGTGATGGGCAACATCGCCCCGGGCGTGCTGGAGAGCCTCCCGCCGATGCCGGAGGCCCAGGAGCCGGGCGAGCACCCGACCAACGAACCCAGCGAGCCAGGAGAGCCTGGCGCGCAACCCGTTCCGCAACCACAGACGGCCGAGATGCCGCAATGACCATGAAAATCCGCCGATTCTTTTCTCGCCTGTACCGCAGCCCAGAACCCGGTGAAGACGGTGGTGGCTTCGAGCCCACCGAATCCGCCGACCTGACGCCGGTCGCCGGCGTCGAGACGCCCGAGGCAACGCCCGGCACCGAACTGACACCCAAGCCTGCGACCATGCAGGAGGCCATGTTCCCGACGGTGACGACGCCCGAGGAAAAGGCCGCCGCCGACCAGCGCGCCCGCGATGCGCTCGGCCGTTTCGCCGGCAAGCCACCGGTGGACCCGGCCGCGCCGCCCGTCGATCCGCTGAAGAAGCCGCCTGTCGACCCCAACGCCATGCCCGAAGGGCTGGCACCCAAGGCGCAGGAGCGCTTCCAGGCGCTGGTGAACACGAACAAGGAGCTGGCTGGCAAGCTGGAGCAGGCCACGCAGATCGCCGGCAGTCCTGAAGCCGTGCTGCCCATGCTGCAGAGTGCCCAGGCCATGCAGACGACCTTCCGCGACAACGGCGTGACCCGCGAGCAGTTCGAACAGGCCACCTCCGTGATCGGCCTGATCAACCGCGGCGACATGGCCGGCGCGCAGAAGGTGCTGGAAGACCAGCTGCGCCAGATCTCGCTCGTCACCGGCAAGCCGATCGGCCAGGTGGATGCGCTGGCGTCTTTCCCCGACCTGCGCGAGGCCGTGGACAACCTGCAGATCGACCAGGAGCGCGCGCTGGAGATCGCCCGAGCCCGCACCATCCAGCAGAACCAGCAGCAAGGCGCCCAGCGCCAGCAACAGCAAGAGCGCCAGCAGCAGGAAGTCCAGCAGGCAGTGCAACAGGGTCAGCTTGCCGTCGACCAGTTCTGCAAGTCCAAGATGACCAGCGACCTCGATTACCTGCGCATCGAACCGCTGCTGCTGAAGGAAGTGCAGGGTGGCCTGCTCGTCGGCGTGCCGCCGAACCTGTGGCCGCGCATCGTGGAAAAAACTTACAACCTCATCAAGCAAACTGCCGCATCGGCTCGAACAACGCAAAGCACCCAGGTGCTGCGTCCAACGGGCGGTGAGTCGCCTCGGCAGGCTCCAAAGTCCAGCTACGAGGCCATGTGGGGCGCACCAAAGCCCGCAGGCATGTAGTCGGCAACGGCGTAACGCCCCTTCGCCAAGGGCATGGTCGGTTCGGATGTGAGCGCAATTCATCCCGCGCAAATGTGACGTAGTAGCCCAGTCGTCGGGGCGTGTGTTCTTCAACATTTGCAAGGATGAAAAATGCCATTCACCGCACAAGAAATCAGCGACGCCGGCAAGATCGGCATCGACTTCTACCTGGCCAACAAGCCCGTCGACCAGATCGCCCTGGAACGCCCCCTGCTGAAGCTGCTGAAGAGCAAGCAGAAGAAGGCGCCCGGCGCGAAGCAGTACATCGTCGAGCAGCTCCGCAAGAGCTACTCGTCCAACTTCCAGTGGTACAACGGTTCGTCCATCGTGACGTACAACCGTCGCGTCACCAACGAGCAGGCGAACTACGCATGGCGCTCGTGCCACGACGGCCTGGCCCTCGATGAAGACCGCCTGGCGCAGAACGGCATCATCATCAACGATGACCGCGAGCCCGGCAACTCGTCCGAAGCCGAAAAGATCCAGCTGACCAACCTGTTCGAAGAACAGTCCGAAGTGCTGCGCCTGGGTTTCCAGGAGCAGTTCAGCTACCAGCTGCACCTGGACGGCACGCAGTCGACCGACTCCATCGCGGGCCTGGATTCGCTGCTCTCGCTGACGCCGACGGCGGGCGTGGTCGGCGGCATCGACCGTTCCAGCGCGGCCAACGCCTACTGGCGCAACAACGTGGCCACCGGCCTGACGACCACGACCAGCACTGGCACGATCCTGAACAGCATGGAAGTGAACTACCGCCAGTGCATGCGCAACGGCGGCAAGCCCGACGCGCTGATCGCTGGCTCGCAGTTCATCGACGGCTACCGCAACTTCGTGCTGAACACTTTCGGCCGCATGGACTTCGGTCCGAGCAACCGCAAGCGCGTCGAAGGCGGCACCGAAGTGCTGACGTTCCAGGGCATCGAGATGGAATGGTCGCCCGAGTTCCAGGAACTGGACAGCCGCTACGCCCCGGCCACCGCCTGGGAAAAGCGCTGCTACATGCTGAACTCCAGCACGATCACGCTGCGCCCCCTGCAAGGCCACGACATGATCACCCGCAAGCCGCCTCGTGCGTATGACCGCTACGAGTACTACTGGGGTCTCACCTGGAAAGGCGCGCTGACCATGAACCGCGCGAACGCCAACGCCGTTCTCGCCCTGGCCTGATTCACCGCGGGCCGCCTGACCGCTTCTCTGCAGTTGTCTCCAGTTCTGTCGCGGCGGTGGCAGGACCTTTCGGGCTGGGGCAACCCGGCCCTTTTTTGAATACAAAAAGGAAGATCACATGGCCACCGCACAATCGAGATACGCAGGTCCCAAGGGCGCCAGTCTGTCGCGCCGCATCCTCGTCAACGTCTTCCAGGGGCCGATGCTCAGCACGCCCGTGGTGATCTGGCAGCACGAGCTCCCCATCCTCGAAGAAATCCACGGCGAGGGCAACATCAAGCCTGTCGACATCGAAAAGCTCGACGAAGGCTATTCGGCCAAGGCCTCGCCCGTCAACCTGCCGTACAACAAGACGCAGGAAGCCTTCTCCAAGCCGTCCACCAACCTGTGCCTCGGCTACGTGTTCTCCGGTGACGCCGGCATCGAATACCAGCGCCTGGCGGATGTTTACGGCAAGCACCGCGAGGACAACGTGTCCAACGTCGAGAAGGTCTACGGCCGCCTGCAATCCGGTCAATTCGCGTCGCTGGTGGGCGTGCCTCGCCTGGCCGATCTGCCCGAAGCTCAGCTGCGCGGCCTGATCCTGGCCTACGGCTACGCGCCGGACGTGCACAAGGAGGCCTCGGCAGAAGAAAAGCGCGAAGCCATCGAGAAGCGAAAAGAACTCGCGGCCATGCCGCTGGACGAGCTCGTGAAGCTCGCCGAATCCCTCGACGTCCAACTCGGCTAAGGAGCCCACCATGCTTTTCTTGATCGTCAAAGACCCGGCCACCCAGGTGCCGAAGGAACTCACCGTCGACGAGGCCCAGGCCTTCGAGGATCAGGGGCATGGCGTCCTAGTCGTCATCGGCGAGGGCGAGACGCAACCGTTGAAGGCGTGGCGCGCGACCCAGGAACAGGTGGCCGCGGATCTCGCGCAGCCAGAGCCCGAAGAAGCAGGCCCGGCCGATGGCGATGCGCCCGAAGCCGTCACCGAAACCCCGCAGGAGCCTGCCGCAGTCGCAGCGCCCGCAAAGACCGCCGCCAAGAAGAAATCCACCTCGAAATAACCGGAGCGCGGTATGCCCACCTATGTCATCCAGAAGGATTCGAAAACGGCCGTTCCGTTGACGATCACCCAGGCCCAAGCCGACGCGTACGCGCTGAAGTTTCCGGTCTACCTCGTGAACGCGGACAACAGCCGGACCTTCTATGCGGGGCCTACCGCGCCGGCGAACATCGCGACGCTGCCGAATCTGGGTGTGAAGAACGCGAGCGAAATCGCTGACCTGAATGCGCAACTCGCGGCCGGCACGCTGACATATCCGCCTGGCACCTGGCTGACCCTGGCGAGCTCGGGCACGGACGCTGGCACGGTCTACCGTCTCAAGGGCGTGGGCACGGCAGCCACATTTTCGGTGGAAGGGGGTGGGAGTGGCGGCGGCAGCACCACGGTGGGGACTGATGTCTCGTCGGCCCGGTCGTTCGCATCGTCGGATTCCGGTTCCATCGTCCCGCTGGTGAATCCCGATTTGGTGATGACAATCCCGCTGGGCCTGGCCGGCGCAACGCTGAATTCGCTGTTCTCGTGCGTGGTTGCGCTGAATGGCACGCCCGGTTTTACTTTCCCCTCTGGTGTGACGGTCAACGGCGTGGCCGGCCCCTCGACTCTGTACCGTGCCGCTTCGGCCGGTGTCATGGTGTCGCTGACGCAGATCGCGGCCAACAAGTTCCTGCTGAACGGCGTGGACGCATCGGCCCCGACCGATGCCGACATGACCGCGTTCAATGCGCGCGTCACGGCCGCAAGCGGTACGACCAGCAGCGGCACGAAGGCTGCGGTGCAGGCTTTCATCACCGGCCTGAAGGCCGATGGCCTGTGGACGTTGCTCGATGACATTTGGGTTCCGGTCGGTGACTTCGCGGCCTCGCCGGTCAAGATCAAGAACGCCACGAACGCCATCTTCGTCGGCATCGTGTCGGGCGACTACGCCGAGAATCTGGGCGTGAAGGGTGATGGCACCACGGCCAAATACGTGCGCCGCCAGTACAACCCGAAGCACATCGGATCGTTCTACCAATACTTGCGGACAACGCAGGCAGGCAGCACCACGCTGCGCTGCGGCTTGGGTGTCGCTGAAACGAACCACTTCACGCTCGGCTACAACACCAATGCAGTCGGGACGGGTTCGTCCACCAGCATCCGCGGGAAGGCAGGCGGCGCGTTCAGCACCTCCTCACCCGCGGCGTTCAATGGGAATGCAGCTGGCGGATACGGTGTCATTCGCCGTTCCAACACGGACGCGGAACTGACGTTCAATGCTACGAGCCTGAACACCAGCGCAACGAGCACAACGGGTGCGGACTGCACGTTGGAAGCCTTCGAACTGCTGCGCAATGCCAACGGCACGCCGGATCAGGTGCTCGATGCCAACAGCTACACGGGCGGCTCGGCCTATTTCAACACCGGCGTGACCCAGGCGCAAATGTTCGCCTTCCACGCGCGCATGCAGACGCTGCAGACCGCTCTCAGCCGTAACGTCTAAGGACCGACATGCGACACGCTGTTGTTCACTGGAACGGCCTCTGGCAAGGGGCGAATGGCACGCTGGGCGCCTACGAGAACTCTTACCTTGGCCCCGTGCAGTACGAGCCGCGCCGGCCCTACTTCGCGCAGCGCGTGGGTGCGACCATTACCGCCAACTGCAACGACCAGGCGGTGATCGACTCCGACCTGCTGATGGCCTCGCTGTGCGGAATTGAGGCGTTTTGGTATCTCATGTACCCGAGCGAGCCGAACTTCCTGGCACCAGGCAAGGGAACTGAAGATGCCGTATTCACCGCGGGCATGAATGGCGGCTACAAGGGTTACCTTGTTAGCCCACACCGCTCAAAGGTGAAGCACGCTTTCATCATGGAGGGCTATCGCACCTGGTCATCGCCGGCACTGGCTGCGGATTGGGACAGCTATTCCAGCGTGCTGGCCGCCCGGATGCTGGAGGCCGACTACCACCAGTACAACGGCCGGCCGATCCTGGCGCTGTTCGACGCTGCTTCATTCGTGGCACAGACGGGCGGCGGTGTGTTGGCAACGGCACAGGCGGCTATTGCTTCGCTGCGCACCAAAGTCCAAGCGTTGGGTGGACAAAATCCCTACATCGTGTCGCTGGACAGCACGTACACGAACCTCGGATTCGATGCCTTCAGTGGTTATTTCACGTACTCGAATCAAGGCCAGGTGGCCAAGACCTACGCTGACCTGACGGCCGTCGCCGTGGCACGGTGGAATGCGCTCAAAGCCAGCGGTAGCCAAATCATCCCTCAGATCACGTCAGGCCTCGACTGGACGCCGCGCGTGGGTTCTGGCAGTCCTTATGTCGGTGGCGAATCGGTTGCGGGTACAGCCTATGCCATGCCGACCACGGCGCAGTACCTGGCCCATGTGCAGGCGGCGAAAACGTTCATCGAGTCGTTCCCTGGCAACTGCGAGAGCGGCATCGGCTTGCACTACGCCTGGAACGAGTTTTCCGAGGGCGGCTGGATCTGCCCGAGCGCGGCCGACAACTACGGTGACCGCATCCGCGGCATTGCAGCGATGCAGGGTGCGCCAGGCCTGCCGTCCGCGCAGATCAACATGGCGTTTCAGAGCCTGCTGCGCGCGGTGTGAACCCCCCTTTGCCGGGGCACCTCATCGCCGTTGGCGTCGTTTGATGCGCTCGGCGGTCGTCTTCTGGGAATGACCCGTTGCCGATCGATTGACGGTTACGCCAGGTGGGACGTTCGATCATTTGGAAGTCGTGTTTGCGACGAATCCGACCCAGGCAACCTTCGGCATCAGTGTGGACGTTGGTTCAACCATCGTATCGGGCGGGATCATTGCCGACAACGCCGCGATCGGTGTGGGCCGGACAGTGCTAACGGTGCCTGCGGGCTGGCATCTGAATGCCAGCGGCGTGCCTATCCGGCCGCATCGTTTGTGGGTCGGCTGATGGCGCCGCTGACCTGAGTTGGCTAGCGGCGGTCCTCATCCTCGACCACCCGATCCTCTGGCGGCAGCTTGTAATACGAGCGCGCCAGAGAGTAGATGCCAACGATGATTGCGGCATAACCTAGGGCGGCGAGGGTGAGGATGGGGTCCATTTGTTTGCCTTTCGAGCAAATGCAAATGTAACCTGTCGCACGAATCAGGCAACTCCTGCGCAAAGCACTCCTTCGTCCGTCAGATTTCGGGTATGAAGCAGGGTGCATGAGGACTGTTCGCCGCAATGCAGAGTGAGCCAGGTGGGTCGGTCACGATGGTTATGCCAACCTGCTGATGGCTATGTCCTGGCTACGGGCGACCGGATGCAACAGCGGAAGAATTCGGGAATTGTGGCTCGCGTAAGCTCCGGATGACCAGTTTATAAGCTTGAGTTTTTGCAAAGAATTCAGCCGATGTCCTCGCGCCAAAGATGCTTATATGCGCGCCGTCGAAGCTTAGAGGCAATACTGTCCCATCAAGAAGATTGGTTCCGCTCTTTGGGAAGACCTCCTCTTGATCCAAATAAATCACGTTTTTGTATTTGGAAGCAATATTTTTTATTGCTAGGTTTGCTTCTGTAATGGCGTGATTTTCTTTCATTGTGTATTTTTCTATATTGAAATCTACGCCATTTGCTAGATTGCGTGCAAACTTTAACCCAAGATTTGCATCATATCGCGGTGGAGAGGGCATGATGACCACGGTTGCGGAATGAGTGGATGCGAAGGAAACGGCTTCCTCAAAACCTGCCAGCTGCTTATTTCTAAGCGTTTCAATCCAGTTGCCTCCCATTACCACCATGTCATAATCTTTAACGCTTTCTCGAAAGTATTTACGATTAATTAAGCATTGTTCGAAGGCGCGGCCCGGTGTGGGGCCTACGAAATCTGCATTTAACGCCGGCGCACACCAATTTGTGGTGACCGCATTAACGTCGAAGTTCTCTTTGCGTCCTATCTGGTCCCAAAATGGTTCGTTGTGTCCGGCAAATGAGTCGCCGAATAACAGGACTTTCGCGGCTGCGCCCTTGGCGCCGAGATGACAAGTGAGTCCGTTTGCGCCGACTGACAGCGCTGGATTTGTGTCCACTGAGTAGAAACACCAGCCGTTGGAAGATAAAGGCAGCTGAGTTTCCCCTATGATTTTCTGATAGCGCTCACTCATATGGGTTGGAATACCGTTGCCAAGCTTGATGGCGATACCCGCAGCAGCCAACACCACAACAGGTGCACCGATTGTTCCCCAACCTTTGACCGGCGTCATGAGGCGCAAAGATCTCGCAGTTGGCTGCTCTACAAATCGGTAGGAAAGCCAGCCCAGCACTGCGGTCGCCACGAGGCCACAGGACACTGCCAATGCGTTTTTGCTGGAGTCAGCGTAGAAAAGTCCGACGACAAGCGGCCAGTGCCACAAATATATGGAATAAGAGCACTTCCCCAACCATTGCGCAATCCGTGTGCCTGTCCAGGCAGAGCGTGCATTATTTGCAACGAGAACTAGCGCCGCACCTAAAGTAGGGATTAGGGCCCGCCAACTTGGCCACACCGTTTGGGTAGTAAAAATACCTATCGACAATATTAGTAACAGGAAGCCTGTCGCCTCGACAGTAAGTTGAGTACGACGTGAGCGCTGCAAATCCATCGGTGCTAAAAAGACAAGTCCTCCAACCAGCATTTGCCACGCCCTGGTTGGTAATAGATAGAAGGCAAAGCTCGGATTTAATTCTGATGCAGATATCGACGCTGCCAGGGAAATGAAAATAGCTAGTACGACCGCTATCCTTGCGTTTTTTCTACCAGGTGCGACCTTCCACAGTAAGGCCAATAATATGGGTAGAACAAGGTAGAATTGCCATTCTACGGACAGAGACCATGTATGCAGCAACCATTTGTAATGTGCATCAATATTAAAGTAGTCTATTTCAATAAAATAAATGATGTTGCTGAAAAAACCTAGTGCGCTGACGGCGTGTTTAGAAAGTAAGGCGTATTCAACCGGTGGCAAGAAGAACCAGCCTACGGCCATCAACGCAGAGCACAGCGTAAGCAGCGCTGGAATAATTCGGATAGCGCGCGCGAGATAGAATTTCCAGATGTCGAAAGATGTGTCCTCGACTTGCCTTTCGAGGCCTTTGATAATGATTCCGGTCATCAAGTATCCGGAAATTACAAAAAAGACGTCTACGCCAGCAAATCCGCCGCTGAATCCTGGAACAGCGAAGTGGTATAGGACCACTGCGGCAACCGCCCAGGCGCGCAGCCCATTGATGTCGGCACGAAATTCTGTTGGACCGGCAGGCCTCGGTTGCATACTAACTTTCGAGTGATCGTTAGCTTGTTATTACATCAGGTTTTTGTGCACTGCAACATGTAAGTAAGCACCTTTCGACCACGCGATCACGACAGATCCCACCCCCCTTTGCCGGGGGATAGGACCGCGCGAGGTGGCTGATACGATGTCGGCCTCTCAAGCGGGAACCGCATGACAGCCTTTGATTTCAATAAGTGCTATCTCGACCAAGCCGAGATGGCAGTCTTCGACGCCATCGACGGCGGGGCCGCGTCTAAGTTCGGACGACAGGTTCGGGCTGTGGAGCTCTCAAATGCAGAGTACGACCGTCGATACAGGCGCATGGCGCAATCGCGGAACATGAAGGCGCCACCCAGCCACCTTCGTATATTCCCGGGGTATTTGGTTGTGCGCCGGCTTGATTGTCCAGATCAGTACGAAACCTGGATGCCAGAAGGTGCCTTTAACGAGTGCTACCGCCCTAGTTAGAGCGGGCGCGATCCCCACCCACTGCCGGTGAGGATGGGGTTGAGGACCATTGCCCGTGCCAACGTGGAAAAAAAGTAGCGCCATCCGCCCGATAGTCGGCCGATGGCCTACCGCACGCTCGAAACCCTTCGCACGACACTGCTAGCCCGGCTGGGGATGGCCGGCATGGGCGCCTCGGGCGGCGCGAACCTGGCGCTGATCGATTCCTTCCTAGCCAATGGCCAGGCCCAGTTGTACCGGATGCAGGACTGGAAACACCTGATCGCCTACGAGGACAAGACCCTCGGCGAGCAGCAAAACGAGATCGATTACCCCGATGCCTGCGCCCGGGATCAACGGGTATTGCGGGTGGAGACGAAGTATTCCGGTCAGTGGCTGCAGCTTCGCGAAGGCATCACCACCACGATGTGGTCCACCATGGAGACGCTTTCCTCCCCGGTGCGCTACGAGCGATATGCACAGATCCTGATCTACCCGCGCGCCAACCAGCAATACACCATCCGCATCTGGTACGTGGCCGATCTGGGTCGATTCTCTGAAGCTGGCGACGCGTGCACCCTCGAGGATGAAATGGTGCTGCTGCACGCCCTCGCCAACGCCAAGGCGCACTACCGGCAGCCGGACGCGCCGACCTACCAGGGGCAGCTGAACACGCTGCTGGCCTCGATCCGCGGCCAGTCCTTCGGCTCGAACGGCGTCTACCGGCGCGATACCATGCCGCCGCAGCTGCGCAAGCCCGCGGTGGTCGGTCGGGACGTGCCCTGATGCCTGCCATCACGTACAACGAGTTCTCCGGCGGCCTGGATCGCCGACTGTCGATCAACAGCCAGGATGCGAACAAGCTCTGGAGCCTGCGCAATGCCTACGTCACGCTCGGCAAGCGCCTGAACAAGCGTCCGGGGCTGCGCAAGGTCACTGCCGGCTTGGCCGGATCCTTCGGCCTCGAGTCGGTGAGCGGTGCGCTGAAGGTGTTTTGCGACGCCCCCTCTGGCTTTGCGCCGCCGGTTGTTGCAGGCCTGCCGATCGATCGCGTGAGCCTGAATGTCCCGCCTGCAGGTTCCACGCTGGACCGCATCTACTACGCCGACCTTTTCCAGGGGTTCATCTACGTGGTGGCGCGCTACGCCTCGGGCTACACCCGTCACCATTACGTCGACGGGGCCACCACTTACATCTCCGACGCCAACTGCCCGCACACCATCGGCGTGACCAAGGCCGCGAGCCGGATCTTCGCGCCTTCTGCGGAGAATGTGCGCTACTCGGCCGCCGGTGCCGCGCGCGATTGGACAACGGCCTCCGATGCCGGCTTCCTGCCCGCGGGCCTTCAGCAGGACACCAAGGGCCTGGTGAAAGCCTGCGGCACCTTCCAGGATAGCCTGGTGGTGTTCTTCGACGACAGCGCGCAGATCTGGGCCGTGGCCACCGACCCCGCGGCGAACGCCATCAGCAAGCGGCTGTACGGCATCGGCACGCAGGCGCCGCTCTCACTGGCGTCCTTCTTCAGCGACCTGGTGTTCCTGTCGCCCTTCGGTTTTCGCTCTATGACCGTGCAGGCCGTGAGCAATCGGATCGATGATTCCGATGTTGGTGTGCCGATCGATCCCCTGGTGAAGCCGGACATTGCCACCGTGGCCGCGACAGCCGATCCTGAAGAGATCATGGGCGTATGGATCGCCGAGTTCGGGCAGTACTGGGCGGTGATGGACATGGGGAGCTATTCCAAGGTGTGGGTGTACACCTTCTCGCGCAGCAGCAAGATCGCCTGCTGGTCCGAGTACATCTACCCGATCGAGATCAAGGCCATCGCGACACTGGCCGGCAAGGTCTATCTGCGCAGCGTCGATGCCCTATACGAAGCCGACCCACTGAAGTTCACCGATGACGGGCAACTGATCGACATCGAAGTCCAGATGGCTTTTCAGGATGCCAAAAGCCCGGGCGTCAGCAAGCAGTTCTATGGGGCCGATTTCGTGACCGAAGGAACACCGTCGGTGTCCTACAAGTTCGATCCACGGGACACCGGCAAGGAATCGATTCCGATGGTGATTCCTGGCGACACGCGGCCGGGTGACATCCTGCCGGTGGAGATCATGGCGCCGGCGCTGGCCCCGGTGTTTCGGCACTCGAAGGACGAGGCCATGACGATTGACGCGCTCACGCTTTTTTACAACACCCTAGGCCTCAACGGCTGATGGATGAATTCCGCACGCTCACGCTCTCGGCCGCCGTCTACGTCGCGCACCATATGCGCGAGATGGACCGGGAATGCTTGCGCGCCGTCAGCACGATCACCGACCCCGAAGTCTTCGGCCTGAACCGCTGGCAAACCGACGGCGCGGCCTGGGCCCTTTTCGACACGTTCAACGAACCGGTGGCGATCGGCGGCATCAGTCAGCACGTCCCCTGGTGCGGCACCGCGTGGATGGTGGCCACCGACGCCATGCAACCCGCATCGTGGAAAAAACTCATCCGGCACAGCCGTAAAGTCTTCCGCAACGCTGCGAAGTCCATCCCGCGCATCGAGGCGCAAGTCCTTGCGGGCTGGGCCGAGGCCGATGTGTTCGCGCGCAGCCTGAATTTCGAGCTTGAGGGCGTCCGCCGACGCGCCGGCAGAGACGGCCAGGACATTCTTACTTTCGTTTATCAGGGGTCGCCATGAACATCACGCAGATCACCGCCGAGGCCTTGACCGGCGGGCAGTCCACATCCATCGTCAACGCCGCCGGCACATCCGCGCAGTCGCCCGTGGTGGTGCGACCCGCAAACCATCCCGCCGGCGTGCCGGTGAAGGTGCTGGTGACCCCGGACAACACCTGCTTCGGTCGCAAGGGCACGAACCCGACCGCGCTGAACGACGGCACCGACCAGGTGTTCGTGGCGAACACGCCTTATCGCATCGAGTTGATGGAAGGTGAGCGCATGGCGTTCATCTCCACCGCGGGTGGCACGGTCAAATGGACTCCGGGAGCTTGACATGGGTGGCGGCGGCGGAAGCGACAACTACGAGCAGAAACAGGCCGAGACCGAAGCCAAGAAGCAGGCCGCGCGCGACGCACTGAACTACCAGTTCGGCGTTGGCAACGCGCCGACCACGACGACCTACACCGGGACGTCGCCCAACATGGCAGATTACTGGAGTGGCGAGAGCGTTGGTGATTCCGGTAGCGCCATGTTCGACCAGGCCGGCTACGACAAGGCGCTGGCCGCTTACAAAAATTCAGGTGTCACGACGGGTGGCGAGGCGAATCCCAATGCCGGGGCGCGCGATACGCTGTACCAGACGGTCCGCGACAACGCCTACAACGCCGGCAAACGCGGCCTCGACGAAACCAAGGACAGCGCCGGTCGTGCGCTCAAGTTCGAACTGTTCGCCAAGGGGCTGAACGGCGGCAGCGAGGACATCAACCAGAACGCGCTGCTCGGCCGCACGTATTCGAACGGTCTGCTCGACCTGGGCGGCAAGGCCGATGCGGCGAAGGCCAATTTCAAGGGCAACGATGAAACCACGCGCTTGAACCTGCTGCAGTCCATCGACGCCGGCATGGACCAGGGTTCCGCGTTGAGCTCGGCGACGGCCCAGCTGCAGAACAACAACGATCAAGCCGCGGCGGACGCCACCGGCACCACGCTCGGTGATCTGTTCGCGAACACCGCGCTGATCTCGAACCAGAGCCAGTACCGGCAGGGCAAACAGGCCGGAACGGAATGGTTCAACAACTACGCGCCGACAAGCGGCCGATCCACCAAAGCCTCCACGGGCATGATCACGGGGGTTTGACATGGGACCAGAAGTTCTTCTTCCGTTGCTTCTCTCGGGCGGTGGCGCGCTGCTACAAAACCAGGCACAACAGGACCAGGCTGACGAAAAGCGCCAGATCCTGAACCGCCAGATGGAGCGCGACAACGCAGCCACCGACAAGGCTACCGCCCTCGTGCAGACCGAGGGCCAGAACTACGGCATGGATCAGCGCAATCAGCAGCTCGCGGCCAACGAGGACAAGGCCTACCAACAAGCACAGACGGACATCGCCGGCGCCGGTGGCGCCCTGGTGGACACCGCGGGTGATGCAGGCAACGTCAGCGCTGATTTTCTCAAGGACAAGGCGAGCCGCACCATCGACGAGGGCACGCGCTTGACGTCGATCGCCCGCGAGGCCGCGAAGAACCGCTCGGCCGGCGGACTGATGAACGACGACGCACTGCGCCGGGCCGGCCTGGCGGGCAACCTGCAGAACCTCTGGGGCACGACCAAAAACATGGATTCGGCCACGCGCAATGACGCCGACAGCGTTCAGACGCCTGGTTATGGCTTGCTCGGCTCGATCGCCTCGGCCGCCGGCGGCGCCATGGCCGGCAAGGCTGGCGCTGGTGTGAGCTGGGACCCGGACGGCAGCTACGGCCTGAAATACGCACGAGGGATCGGACGGTAACCATGCCCAACTACAACGTATCCGCATTTCGCGCCGCCACGCCAGGCCTGGGTGCCCTCGCCCAGGCGTTGGTGGGCGGCAATCAGGCTTTCGAGCAGGGCCGCGAGCAGGCCGTGACCTACCAGAGCAAGATCGCCAACGCTTTGGCCCAGCAGCGCGCGCACGACGCCACCGCGGACCTGGCCGGCGCCAAGGCGGCATCGGAGCGTGCCGAGCTCGAGGCGCGTTCCCCGACCGCGCTGCGCGACGCCGCGATGCTGAATTCGGGCATTCCGTCTGACGAGGCGCCCACCGTCGACGCCTACTTGCAGACCGGCAAACTGGGCAGTCGGTACGACACCCCCGCGGTGGATGGCGTCGGCCCAACGATGCCCGCGCCAGACTGGGCGTCCAAGCTGGGCAACGTCGCGGCGATGATCGGCGGCAACCGAAATGCCATCGCGATCGGCGACAAAAGTAGCAAGAGTGTCGCCGAAGGTCGACAAATTGACCGGGCCTCCGCGCTGTCCGACGCGATCCTGGCGGGCACGCAGAACCGCAACGCCGTCGCCGGTGCTCAAGCCGCCATGGACGGCAAGCCGATGTACCATGCCGGCGGCGATGGCGGTGTGCTCGATCTGTTCGCCGGCAGCTTGAACACCGACAATCCGCTGGCCAAGTCCACCATCGGCCTGCGCGGCGCCCAGGCGGGTGCGCAAAATGCGTCGGCGGCGAACAGCTACGCCAGCGCTGGACAGCACAAGGCGGCGACGGAGAAGATCCGCACCGAAACCGGCCAGATCATCAATGCGCCCAAGGGCAAATTTGACGCAGCAAGCGGCATGCTCATTGACGAGCGGGCCGGCACCGCTCGCCCAATCATGGTCGACGGGAAGCCCATGGCCGGCCGCACCAAGGAGCTGACCGAGGGCCAGGCCAAGGACAACGGCTACGGCTCGCGCATGCAGGAGGCCGACAGCATCCTGAATCAGCTGCAAGGCAAGTATTCGCCCGCTTCAGTGAACTCGCGCGTCGCGGCCGACAACAGCGTGGTGCCCGGCATCGGGATGGTCGCGAACTGGCTGCAGTCGGAAGAGGGCCAGCGCGCCGAGCAGGCGCAGCGCGACTTCATCAACGCGATCCTGCGTCGCGAGTCGGGCGCCGCGATCGCACCGAGCGAGTTCGCCAACGCCACGAAGCAATACTTCCCGCAGCCGAACGACAAGCCGGAAACCATCAAGCAGAAGGCGCGCAACCGCCAGATCGCGATCGAGGGTGTGTTCGGCTCCGTGCCGAAGGATCGCCGCGGCGTGCCCAGCCTGACCAGTGCGCAACCGGTGCCCGCGGCCCCAGGGCCGGCCGGCTTCACCTACCTCGGCAAGGAATAAGCCATGGCGAAATACCGTGTTCAAGGCCCAGATGGCGCAATTCACGTGTTCCAGGGCCCCGATGAAGCCACCCCGGAGCAAGTGACCGCTTTCGCGCAGCAGCACTTCGGCAAGGCCACGCCGGCGGCGCCCGCTGCAGCACCCGCACCCCAGGCCACGCCCGACGACCCGGGCGCGTTCATGTCGGCGCTGATCGGCGCCGGCCGCACCACCGACAACATCATCGACGGCATGAAGCAGCTGGGATTCAACCTGACCGGCGACAAGGCCGCGCTCGAGCAGTTGCGGGCAGACCATGAAGAAAAGACACGCCTCTACAAGCCGCTGCAGGAGCAGCACGCCATCACCACCGCGATCGGCGAGGCCTTGCCCTCGATGGTCGTTCCGGTCGGCGGCGCGGCGGGTGTGGCTGGCAACGTGGCCCGGCTGGCGGTCGCTGGTGCTGCCCCTGGCGCCTTGGAGTATGGGACAGCCGGCGAGCGCGCTGGACGTGCGGCAGGTGGTGCCGTTGCTGGTGTGGCCGGCGGTGCCGTGGTGCCGGCCGTGGCGCGCGCGGTTAGTAAGGTGGTGCCGGCCATCGGGCGCACGGCCAAGGCCCTGACCGAGCCGCTGTATGAGGGCGGCCGGCAGGCCATCGCCGGGCGTACCCTGAATCGTGCGGCGGGCGAGGGCGCGGACGACGTGGTGCAGCGCCTTGCCGGTGCGGCCGGGCTGGTGCCCGGATCACTACCGACGGCGGCCCAGGTGGCCGAGAACGGTGGCATCGCGGCGCTGGAGCGCTCCGTCGCGGCGGCACAACCGGCCGAGTTCGCCCAGCGTGGCATGGAGCAGGCCGCGGCCCGCACCGGCGCGCTGCGGGACATGGCGGGCGATGCCACGTCACGAGCCGCGGCGGTCGATGCGCGCAAGGCAGCTACGAAGGGCTTGTATTCGCAGGCGGCCCAGGCGAACTACACGATGGACCCTCAACTGCAGCGCCTGCTGCAGACACCGGCGATGCAGGAGGCCCTCGCCATGGCGAAGAAGCTGGCGGAGAACAACCAACGGCCGTTCACCTTCAACGTGGAGCCGCCGAGCCCATTTGGAGGCCTCGGGGTGAAGGGCCCAGCGGCATCGACGCAGATCACCGGCCAGGGGTTGCACGATCTGAAAATGGCTGTGGACACCATGCTGAAGGATCCGGCATCAGGCTATGCAGGTTCGGCGGGTGATTCGGTGAAGGCGCTGCGAGGGCAACTGTTGAACTGGATGGAGTCGCGCAATCCTGCGTACCGCCAGGCCCGCACCACCTACGCCGATATGTCGAAGCCGATCGGGCAGATGGACATTGGTCAAGAACTGCTGACAAAACTGGAACCGGCATTGAACGATTACGGCGGCTTGGCGCGCGAGACCGGCAACAAGTTCGCCACCGCGTTGCGCAATGCAGACCAGACGGCGGTAAAGGCCACCAAGTTCAAAGGCTCGGGCATGGCCGACGTGATGACGCCCGACCAGATGCGCACGCTGGAAGGCATCGCTGGCGACCTGGCGCGAAAGGCCAACGCGCAGGACCTGGGCCGCGGCGTGGGTTCGGACACCTTCCAGAAACTTGCCATGAGCAACATCGCAAACCAATCCGGTGCGCCGGGCGTGGTCGGTGGGGCGTTAAATTTTCCCGGCGTGTCGAAGGTGGCGAAGTTCCTCTATGCGGGCCCCGAGGAGAAGATCCAGACCATCATCGCGCAGGCTCTGCTGGAGCCCAAGTCTGCCGCCAAACTGATGGGCGAGCAGATCCAGCGCGGTGCGCCGCAGTCAGCGACCGATGTGCTTTTTGCCAACCCCAAGCGTGCGACACAGGTTCTTGGCGGTCTGGCCGGCCTTTCCACTGGCAATTTTCTGGCGCAGTAGCGCGAACTTCAAGCGGATGACGGGATAGACGTTTCGCTGCACCCAGCCGTCGAACATGTTCACGCCGAGCCAGAACAGGCAGACCATGGACATGGCGATCGCGGTGCCGAGCAGTTTTTCGAAAGTCATGTCCGGATGGTAAGCGGATTCGTGGAAAAAACGTAGGCGTGAGAAATGCCAAATACGTGGCATGCAACCCACGCCCTACACGCCGTCGACGAACTTTGCACAGGACGAGCGCGCCAATGTCGGAGGCCGCTCGACCGTGCGCACCGACCGCGTGGACGCTGAGTTCGACGCCATCGAAGTTTCCATTTCGGACATCGAGCGCAACCTGGCGCTGATCCAGCGCGACGACGGCAAGCTCTTGGACGCTTTGGTCGAGCCTTACAACCTCAGCGCCACGACCAAGGCATTCGTTCAGGCGACGAAGTGGAACGCTCGCGGCCTGTGGGCTACCTTGACCGCATATGCCGTGAACGACATGGTGGACGTTTCTGGCGCTTCCTACATCTGCGCGGTCGCCCATGTCTCTGGCAACTTTGCCGCCGATTACGCCGCTGGCAAGTGGCAGGTCTTCGTGACCGCGAACAACGCCGCGGCGCAGGCTTTCGCACCGACCGCCACGATCAGCAGCACCAACACCCAGGCGGCCGTCGTTGAGGTCGATGCCGCGGCTCGTGCCGCATCCCTTCCTGCTCTTTCCGCCTTCTACGGGGGTTTCTAATGTCCAGCGCTCCATCCTTCATCGCCACGCCGCGCACCCCCGCCGTGGCTTTCGTCAACGCCGACGGCACCACGTTCAAAACGGTTTTCTCCGCCGGGATCAATGGCTCGCGTGTCGATTCGCTGTTTGGCGCAAGCACCGATACGGCCGGGTTTTACGTAATGCAACTCGCAGTGCAGAAATCCGGCGTGGATTACCCAATCGGCGAAGTGACGATTCCGATCGGCGCGGGCACGAACGGCGCGGCGAAATCCGTGGCTCTGCTGAACCCCACGGACATTCCTGGCCTGACGTACACAGAGAGCGGGGCGCTGTATCTCGAAACCGGCTGCGCCCTACGGGCTCGCGTCAAATCGGCCGTGGGCGGGTCGTTTTCTATTGCTCTGGTCGGCGTAGCCGGAGATTATTGAATGTTGGCCGGATTTAGCGCACTGCCGCTCAAAAAATCTTTCTCCGCGCAACTGGCACGGGTGGAAAAGGGCGCCCAAACTTGGCAAGGGCTTATGGCCAGCCGGGCGATCAACACAACGTATATCAACACGACCGGCAAGACGATCATGGTGTCCGCGTCTGTGTCCGGCGTGGTTGCGAACAGCACCTTGGCATTGGCCTGGACGATTGGCGGCGTGTCCAGTATTGGAATCAGCGTCACCACCGCTGGCAGCACACCGGCCAACACGACGCTCGCGGCCACTGCACTTGTACCTCCGGGAGCCTCCTACGCTTTGCTCGTCACGCAAGGTTCGCTGGCTTCCTGGGCCGAGCTCCGCTAAAGAACAGTCCCATGAAATATTTCAAGAACTCCGCGAACGCCGTCTACGCGTTCGAAGCCGATGGGTCGCAAGACGCCTTCATCGGGCCTGAATTGGTGTCCATCTCAGTGGCCGAGGCCGAAGCGTTAAGTCAGCCCTTGACGCCTCCTCTCGCGGTGCCGCGGATCGTGCCCATGCTCAATGCGCAGATCGTCCTCAGTCGCGCCGGCAAGCTAACGCGGGTAGAAAACCTGATCCAAGCCATGTCAGGGCAGGCAGGAATCGAGGCGCGGATCACTTGGGCGCGGGCTCAGACGGTGGACCGCGATTCTGACCTGGTACAGACCTTGATTGCCGAAGTTCCTCTCACGGAGGAAGAAACAGATTGCCTTTTTGCGGAGGCGGCTGCGCTCCCATGAACACGCCAGCAGAAGCAGCAACCGCGGGCATTGCCAGCAAAGTCACCACGGGAGGCGGCACTGTCGCTTTCATCGCGGGGTTCAGTTCGCACGAGTTCATCGCCTGGGCCGGCCTCGGCGTGGCTGTGGCGGGCTTGTTGATGAACCTCGCCTTCAAGCTCGAAGCACGGCAGCGCGCCAAGCGCGAGCACGCTGCGCGTATGCGGCGGCTCGAACGGATGCTAAGCAGCGACACCGACATGGTTTCGCTTGGGGAGGACGATTGATGGAATTTGAGCAAGCATTCGACCGACTGTTGGGTCACGAGGGCGGCTACAGCAACGATGTTCGCGACCCGGGCGGCGAGACCAACTGGGGGATCAGCAAGCGCTCCTACCCCAACGTCGACATCAAGGCCTTGACCCGCGACGGTGCAAAGCTGATTTACCTGCGTGATTTCTGGGAACCGCTCGGCGACGCGCATCCGGCCGTCAAGTTCCAGGTCTTCGATTTCGCCGTCAATGGTGGCCTGGCAACCGGCTTGCGCAAGCTGCAGTCGGCGGTCGGTGTGGCCGACGACGGGCATTGGGGGCCTCGCAGCGCCGCCGCGCTGGCCGCCATGGAGCTCAATGACGTGCTGTTGCGCTTCAACGCCCAGCGCATCCGCTACTACGCCAGCCTAGCCAACTGGCCGACCTACGGCAAGGGCTGGGCGATCCGCGTGGCCGGCAACCTCGATTACGCTGCTGAGGACAATTGAAATGGACCCCATCACCATTGGCTTGGCGCTGGCTTCGCAGTTCGCGCCGCAACTAATCAAATACTTCAGCAACTCGGACACGGCCGCGACGGTGGCCGGCCAGGTGATCGACATCGCCAAGACGGTGACCGGCAAGGGCACTCCCGATGAGGCGGCGACGGCCCTGCAGGCCGACCCGACCCTGGCGCTGCAGTTCAAGACTGCTGTGCTGGCCAGCGAAACAGACCTGGAGAAGGCCTACCTGGCCGACCGAGCCGATGCACGCGCCCGCGATGTAGACCTGGCCAAGCTGGGCCGGCGCAACGTACGCGCTGACATCATGGTGTTTCTTGACGTCGTAGGTCTGATCGCCTGCCTCGTGGTGCTGATCTTCTACAAGGAAAAAATTCCCGGCGAGGCCGTGGGCCTGATCAGCACCATCGCCGCTACTTTCGGCCTATGCTTGCGCGATGCACATCAGTACGAGTTCGGCAGTTCGCGAAGTTCGGCGAACAAAGATCTGACGATCACCAACCTGACGCGATAGCAATGCACTGGCACGCAGAATCCATCACTGTGACCCTGCGCGGGTTCAAGGATGGCGACAGCTACGAGAATCGCGACAAGTTCCCCGTAGTGGCCACGGCGCAACTGCTGGGGGGCAAGCGGGCCTTCATCAGCGCCTTCCTGCGGGACGGAACGCAGATCCACCGAATCGAAAAAGCCGACTGGCTAGCTCTCGGCGTGATGTTGCGGGAGCAGTTCGGCATCGAGAAAATCGAGACGGAACGCCACACCAAGCCAAAAACGTTCGCCACCGGGCCGGCGCCACTGTCCTGAGCCGCGGCATCGTCAGTTTCCTTGCAAATACTTTGTGGGTACGATCGCCCAAATCAGGTGAGGCTTGGCAAAAACGTACTCTTCGCCATCGCCATCAACGAAGGTGACGAAAAGTGTGCTCTCGTCCGCCAGGCCTTCCACAAGTGTCATGCAGTCCTCGGGCTCGACGAACTCATCAAAGATTTCGGGCCGGTCTCTGAATTTCAGCTTGACGCCACCTTCGTATTCCTCCGCCTCCCTGGAAATCCATATCGGTTCCCAAAGCTGCCGGGCGACCTGGAGCTCGGCAAGGTTGAGATGGACGCTCTGCCCATCTGTCGAGTCAAACCCGAAAAACCCGATGGTCTGCGAGGGATCGAAGGTTTCCAGGCAGGCCGACAGCCGAATCTGTTCCTGCTCCGCCACCTCGAATATCATTCTCTCGGCCTCGCCGCGCATCAGGAAGCTGAAGAAGTAGCGTTTCAT